CGACCCCTCGTTTCTGCCGGTGCTGTACGGCGCCGCGCCGGACGAGCCGTGGGACGACCCCGCGGTCTGGCGACGGGCAAACCCGAGCCTCGGGCACACGATCACCGAGGAGTACCTGGCCGGCGAGTGCGCGCGAGCGAAGGCGGTGCCCGCGTACGAGAGCGCGTTCCGGCGGCTGCACCTGTGCCAGTGGGTCAACCAGGAGACGCGGTACCTGCCGATGGAGGCGTGGTCGGACTGCGCCGGGGGTGTCACGCCGGCGGAGTTGGAGGGCGAGCTGGAGGGCGAGGTCTGCTACGGGGGCCTCGACCTGTCGGCGACGACCGACCTGACGGCGCTGGTGCTGGTCTTCCCGCGGGGCGACGGGACGTACGACGTCGTGCCCCGGTTCTGGCTGCCGGCGGACGACCTCAAGCGCCGGTGCGAGCGCGATCGCGTGCCGTACGACGTGTGGGCGCGTCAGGGGCTGCTGACGCTGACGCCGGGAAACGTCGTCGACTACGCGCACGTGCGCGCCGAGGTCAATGCGCTGGCGAAGCGGTACGTCGTCGGGGGCATCTCCTACGACCGATGGGCAGCGACGCAACTCGTGCAGGAACTCACCGCGGACGGCATCGACATGGCGCCGATGTCTCAGGGCATGGCCTCGATGGCAGCGCCGACGAAGGAGTTGCTGACGCTAGCCTTGGGGCGTCGACTTCGACACGCGAACCATCCGATCCTGCGCTGGCAAGCCGACAATCTCGTCGTCACGCAGGACGCCGCCGGCAATGTGCGTCCGGCAAAGCACAAGGCACGGCAACGCATCGACGGCATGGTCGCGCTCATCATGGGCATCGACCGTGCGTCACGCAATGCCGGGGCAGCGGTCAGCGTGTACGAGGAGCGGGGCATGTTGGTTCTATGAGCGAGATGACGGCAAGCCTCGTCGTTGACGTTGTCGGATTGGCGGGCGTGGCGCTGCTCGTGATCGGTGTCGGCATGTGGTCGATACCGGCTGCGTTGATTACCCTCGGTATTGTTGGTATTGTGATTTGGATCGGCGCACTCGGCGCGTCACGGAGATCGTCGCGATGAGCGTGATCGGTCGCGCGCTATTTGGAGCCGAACGTCGGTCGTATTGGTGGCCGCATATCGCACAGGCGATGGCTGGCACGGCCAACACGACCGGAAAGGCCGTCACGCCGCAATCGGCGGTGGGCAGCACGGCCGTCTGGGCGGCGGTGCGCATCATCAGCGAATCCATCGCGACCCTGCCCCTTCGCGTGTACGAACGTCGCGACGGTGGGCGCACGCTGGCAACCGAGCACCCGCTTTACCCGCTCCTGCACGATCGTCCCAACGTCCGGCAAACCGCGGTCGAGTGGCGCGAACAGCAACTCGCCAGCCTGCTCCTGTGGGGCAACGCGTACTCGTGGATCGAGCGCTGGCCGTCGGGCCGGCCACGATGGCTGTGGCCGTTGCGTGCCGATCGTGTCACCGTGAAGGTTGACGTGACGACGCAGGCGGACCCCGTGCCTGGTCTCGTGTACGTCGTGCAGACGCTCGACGGCGGGCAGGTGGTGTATCCCGCCGACGACGTGCTGCACGTTCGCGGACTGTCGTCGGACGGGATGCTCGGGCTGTCGCCAATCGCAATCCATCGCGACGCTGTCGGCCTTGAGATGGCCGAACGCGAGTTCGCGGCGCGCTTCTTCGGGAACAACGGTCGGCCGGGCGGCGTACTAAAGGTGCAGGGCCGTCTCAGTAACGACGCAGCGCAACGCCTGAAGGCGTCGTGGGAGACGGCGCACCGCGGGCTTGACAACGCGCACCGCGTGGCCGTCCTTGAGGAGGGCATCGAGTGGCAGGGCATGGGGATGCCGCTGGCCGATGCTCAATTCGTAGAGCAGCGTCGGTTCAGCATTGAAGAGGTGGCGCGTATATTTCGCGTTCCGCTGCACCTTATGGGCGATCTGCAACGGGCGACGTTCTCGAACATCGAGCACCAATCCATCGAGTTCGTGACGCACACGATCCGTCCGTGGTGTGTACGTTTGGAGCAGGCGTTCAACGGCCTGCTGTACCCGTCCGAACGGCAAAGCCTCTACACCGAACACGCGGTCGATGCGCTCCTGCGCGGGGACATCAAGGCGCGATACGAGGCGTATGCCGTCGGCCGTTCGTGGGGTTGGCTGTCCGTCAACGAGATCAGGGCACTGGAGAACCTCAACGGTGTCGGGCCGGACGGCGACACGCTCGTGCAACCGCTCAATTACGGGCCGCTCGGTGCGACGACGCCAGCCCCGCAGGCGTCACCGACGGCACAGCTTGCGCGGGCAATCGTCGAGGAGGTGGAGCCTCGACGGGTGCTGCCTGAGGTCGGCGATGCGGAGGTTGAGGTTCGCGCACTTGGCGTGCCGTCGTGGATGCGCCGAAACTGCCGGCGTGGTCTGGCGTGGTATGAGCAGGGACTGGCCGGCGAGGGCATCGTGGCGCGTACCGTGCGCGAGGCCCGGCAGATGGCGTCCGGCAGCGTCAGCGAGGACAAGGTTCGGCGGATGGCGGCGTGGTTCGCGCGTCACATGGTCGACCTGAACGCACCCGACGCGGACCCCGAGTCGGACGGGTATCCCTCGCCTGGTGTTGTCGCGCACGCGCTGTGGGGCGGCGGGACACGGGCACAATCCGAGCGGGCGATGCGTTGGGCGAAGGCTCGTGTCGCGGAAATGGACGGCGCGGATGCGCCAGCCGAAGGTCGGGCGTCGTTGCCCGACAGTCACGAGGGTGACGTCATGGCGCTCGGCGCGATGGCGATCCGTGCCCTCGATGTCCCCGGCATCGCGCAGGCGATTCGGGAGAGTCTCGGAGCGGAGCGATGAGTAGCGACGGCACAACGCGTGGCGAGGCAGCCGCGCACGTCCTTGCGCGTGAGATGGGCAGGCGCACGCGCGCCATCCACACGCGCATCGACGAGGTTGAGGAGGCGCGACGTCTGGCCGAGGAGGCTAACGCACGACGGCTTCTCGACCTTGGCACGACGGACGAGCGTCAGGACGGATTGATCGACGGCCTTCGCGTCGATTTGACCGAGGCGCGCGCATCCGTGCTCGACACGATCGACGCACGGTACGGCGAGGTCCGGCAGCTCACGGCAGCGCAGGCAGCCGAGATGGCAAGCCTTGCGCGTCGGATTGACGCCAACGACGCGACGGACGCACGGCAGGACGGCGACATCACCATCCTTGCCAAACGCGTTGACGACGTCGAGGCGAAGGCGCCGGTGCCCGGCCCGAAGGGCGACAAGGGGGATCGCGGTCCCGCTGGCCCACGCGGTGCAACCGGCGCGCAGGGCATCCAAGGCGTGCCTGGTGATCGCGGCGCGCGTGGTCCTGCTGGTCCTCCCGGGCCTGCCGGCGGATTGGGAAGCGGTGGTTCGGGAGGTTCGGGTACGTCGACCGAGGTGCTCGCCGGTTCGGGCATCACGACGTCCGGCACGGCCACGTCGGTCACCGTCACCAATGCCGGCGTCACCAGCCTCGCCGGTTCGGGCATCTCCGTGTCGAGCGCGACTGGTGCCGTCACGATCACCGCGCCAACCGTGTCCGGTGGCACGGGCATCAGCGTCAGCGGTTCAGGCACGACGGCACTGACGGTCAGTGCGACCGGCGTTCAGTCGCTGACGGCGGGCACGGGCATCAGCGTGTCTGGCGCCACCACGCCGACGGTCACCAACTCCGGCGTCACGTCCATCGTGGCGGGCACGAACGTCACGGTGTCCGGCGCAACAGGCGCGGTCACGATCAACGCAACAGGCGGAGGGTCAGCCTCCGTCCCCTACGGTGTGATATGGGCAACCTCCAATGGCTGATACACCGAAGTTCTTGGGCACGACGACAAGCGCAACAGCGACCAACCTGTACGACAACGGCGCAACCGCTGGAACGTATACCGTCGTCGGATCGGTCACGCTGTGCAACACCAGCGCAACCACCGACTACACGGTGACGTTGAGCGTGTCCGCCTCGACCGGCGCACATGGGGCGTATGTGTTGTCGGCCTACACCGTCGCGGCCGGAAGTAGCACGGCGGTGCAACTCGGGATCGTGCTTGACACCACCCGCCGGTACCTGGTCGCAAACACCAGCAACACGGCCGTGCATGTGACGGCGTTCGGGGTTACGGGGCCATAAGATGCCAATCACGTCCACCATTCAGCAAGGCACTCTCTCGCTTGCCGCGGTCACGCCCGGCAACTCGGCCATCGGTGATGCTGCCGCTGCCGGAACGTCGGCGAGCGTTGCCCGTGCCGATCACAAACACGGACGCGAGGCTTCAGGCACGCCCGGCGCATCCGCGGTCGGAGATACCGCCGCCACCGGATCAGCGACGACGGTCGCGTTGTCGGATCATCGGCACAGTCGCGAGGCGTTCGGAACGCCAGTCAACCTTGACGCCAGTGTCACAAGCCTGAGCGCGGGCAGCCTTACCACCGTGGCGCGGGCCGACCATATTCACACGGTCAGTAAGGTGCCAGTGTTGATTGCGAGTACCAAACTCACCTCCAATCAATCGAGCGTTACATTTTCCAGCATACCACAAACTTTCACGCATTTGCAACTATTTATATATGCCAGAACAACATCAACAGGAAATAATATTGAGGAATTAATGGTACGAGTGAACGGAGATACTGGTTCCAACTATTATGGCGGCAATGTAGGAACTTACATGTATTTTCTAGCAAACACGGCTTCATCTTACCCTACATCAGGAGCGATAACATTTGCTAGCGGTATAGGGTTTTTATATAACTACGCAAATATTCTTGGGTCTTATGGCAAAACGTGGACATCCATTGGTACTTGCTCTGGAAGCACAACAGCATTAATGAGTATGCAGTTTACTGGTCATTCTGTATGGAATAGTACTTCGGCAGTGACAAGTATATCGTTTACGCCTAACAGTGGTACATCATTGGTTGCAGGTTCGCTGTTTGAGTTAGTAGGTATACCATAATGACTGAAGACATCGCCATCGAACTCGACTGCACTACCGGCGTCGAAACCATCCGACCCCTAACCGCCGAGGAGCAGGCCCAACGGGTGCTTGACGCACAGCGTGCCGAAGCGGAGCGTGCCGCACGTGAGGCCGAGGAGCAGGCCAAACAGGCCGAGCGGGAAGCGCTGTCCGCGTGGCTGCTCAGCCGCTCCGACCTGACGGACGGGGCGCGGGCGGCGATCCTGCGGGCGATGGGTGTTGCGGAAACAGCGGGGAGCGTGTAACGTGTCACTAATCCCAACCGCGCCATACGCGCGACGTGACGGAGACGTCAATGGTCGCGATTGAAATCCGGCGCGCAATCCCGTATCGCAAGACGCCGCTGGCACCGGAATCCCAATCGTGGGACGGCCCGTCCGAGGTTGCCAAGGCCAGCGTCGATGATCTTCGCGTCATGTGCGCGTGGGTCGACGACAGCGCGCCGGATATCGAGGCGTCGTACAAGCTGGCGCATCACGTCGCCGGCGGCGATCACGAGTGCGTCTGGCGCGGCGTCGCGCAGTGCATGAGCATCATGTTCGGCGGGCGCGGTGGCGTTGACATGCCGGACAGCGAACGCCGTGCGGTGTACAACCACCTGGCGGGCCACTATCGCGACTTCGACAAGGAGCCGCCGGAATGGTCGCCGGCAGCAGCCACGCGTTCAACCGGCCCGGCGCGCCTCGAACTGCGCGGCGCCAAGGTCGAACTGCGCGGGGCCGACGATCCGGTCGGTGGTGCGCGTCTCGACGGGTACGCCGCGTTGTGGGACGTGCCGTCGCAGACACTCAGCGCCGAGGAGGACAGCCGCAACGGGTCGTACGGCATGTCGTTCGTCGAGGTCATTCGCAAGGGCGCCTTCTCGCGCGCGATCGCGCAATCGCAGGACGTGCGGTGCCTGTGGAATCACGAGGACGAGGACGTGCTGGGGCGCACCGCGTCAGGCACGTTGACACTCCGTGAAGATGACATCGGGTTGCGGTTCGAGTGCCTGCTGCCCGACACCAGCCTCG